GTATTGGTGCGAGCGTATTACCCCAACGAGTGCCGCCTTTTATTCGCGGAGAGAGTGACCACGTGGGAGGACGTAGAAGAAGTCCGGCTCCGGTTTCAAGTGCAACCTAGCAGGACGCTGGTAGATTGCGCTTACGACACGCAAGCGGTGCAGGCGCAGTGCGTCCGGTTCGGGTGGCAAGCCTTGTGGGGCGACACTAACCGGCGCGAAGGTTTCCCGCACAGGGAGTTGGTTTTGAACCAATGGATCGTTCGCATTTACCCGTTCAGCACGATGCAGCTCGGAACGGTAGGCCATGGCACCGGCGGCGTCACTCGGCAAGCGAGATACTTTTTCTGGGCACACAACGTAGTCAAGACCCTTCATCACCGGCTAAAAGGCCGGATGGTCACCTATGCGTGGACTGTTCCGCAGGACTGCCCAGAAGCCTATTTTGAGCACGTGAAAAACGAGTTCAAGCGTCAAGAACTAGACTCCGCCGGAAATAAAATCTGGCGGTGGTATAACCCTCCCTCCAAACCGAATCACCTTCTCGACTGCGACCAGATGAATCTGGTTGCTGCCTTGATGGATCCACGCATTAGAAGCATACTACTTTCCACCCATGAACAATCAATCCAAACGCCAAGCACAAATGAAACGAATGGTGGAGCTGAAGCTCCGCGACATGAAGTCCTCCCAGAGGGAGCAGTTCCACAAGAACGTTCGAGCCCTAGTTGAAGGGGGTCGCATAGCCAAAAACATGGACCGCGATGTAAATTCACGCATAAAAGATTAACCTTTACTTCTTTTCCGACTGGGGTAAATAGTCAAGATCTATGGCTGTATCTGCTCCATCACTTCCGCAAGGCACCCTGATCGGTCTCGATGCTTCCGAGCTACAAGAAATCCGGACAGCGGCCAAGCAGTGCTTGATTGCGGGAACGGTGCGCGGACTCAATTACACGGTGGCAGGACGCACTTTTAATTTTCCTTCGCTGGAATCCGCACAGTCCCTTCTCGGCGAAGCCAACTACGCTTTACAACTTTTAACAGGGCAACGGACTAACATGGTTCGAGCCAACTTCAATCCCGCCCTCGGGCGGTCTACCAACCAATGAACGAAGAACTTCCTCGGGTAAAAATTACCCGCCTTGATCGAGTTATCGGAGCCGTCTCTCCGAAAGCCGCCATGAATCGCGTGGCGGGTCGCTATGCGCTGCACATGATGGGTTACGACGCAGCAAGATTTACCAACCAGCGAGCCAACGGCCCTAAGCAAGTCAACCCGAATTCTTTCTCCGTTCAGCGGGACCGGTTGCAACTTATTCGGGAAGCAGAAGACCTCGAGAACAATTTCGCCCCCGCCAAAGCGATCAACCGCAAATACGCGATGTTTGTCGCGCCGACTAGCTATCACTCTCAGACGGGAGACGCTTCGTTGGATAGAGACGTCGAAGACTACCTGAACCAAGAATGGTTTCCGCGTTGCGATATCACGGGGAGATACGACTTTTTCCGGATGATGGAGTTCGGGGTGCTTGGCATGAACCGGTGGGGAGACTACGGTTGGGCATTTATGCGCCCAGGATATGACTCCCGCATGGACGCTGAGACTACCTCTGCGCTTCCCTTCCGCCTTCAGGCAGTAGAGGCAGACCGCTTGGGCGGGCTCTATCAAAACGTCGTGTCGGACACCTACGTCGGCGGCATTCTTGTCGGTCAATACGGAGAGCCCACACATTTCCGAGTGTTCCGCCGAGCAAACGGGATAGAATCTTACACCGATCCCGTAGACGTGTTGGCTTCTAACTTTGTCCACTACACGGATCCGCTCCGGATAGATATGTATCGTGGCGTCTCTAAGCTGGACACCGCCGCTACTCATTTGCGCGACCTTTACGAGATCGCGAATTTCCTTAAAGGCAAAGCCAAGTTGGCCTCTGCTTTGACGATTTTTACCGGTTCGCTCGGAGCCCAGATTCCTGGTTCCGGAGGCGGAGCGATGGATCCTTATGCGACCACTTTTACACCAGGAGGCCAGTCGGGGGCGCAGCAAGATATCCACTACGGACAAATCAATCATTTGCTCGCGGGGCAAGACATTAAATTTCCGGATACGTCTTCTCCTGGGACAGAGACCCAATACTTGATGAAAATGCTTTTAGAGTTCGTGGCGATGAGCTACAACCTCCCGCATTCTTTCGCCTTGGACGCCTCTACCCTCGGAGGTGTCTCCGCACGTTTAGAATCCGAGCAAGCCAAAGCAGAGTTTCATCGCGGGCAGAGAGTGCTCACGCCTCATGCCAGCCGGATTAAAGACGCCGCCCTGCTAGACGCAGTCGCAAAAGGGATTTTCCCCGCCTCTGTAGGACGCAAAATCTACAAAGGCCGGTGGGGTTTTCGCGCTCACCCGCAGCCCGATATCGGCAAAGAGGCCACAGCGGCAGTTCAGCTCCGTCAGCAAGGACTACTCGACCCGATGGCTCACTTTATCGACGGCAACGCCGACCCAGAAAACACGGCCCGCAACATGGCGCGTTGGGCCGCGATACAGAAGCGGGCGGCACTAGAGTTCGGAGTAGACGTCCGCGAGGCTTTTGGCGGTGGCCCAGGATTGCCTATCTCGACGGCGGTCACCACTTCTACTTCCACTTCCAAGTCTGTAGACGTCTCCGACAACCAAGCCCAATCTCCCAATGCCTAAGATCATCGAAAACATTTCTCTTATCTCGGTCGGACCTGCTCGCGGGCACGTCGACAAAGAAAGCAACAAACCGGTTGTCGTTGATCCGACCACTATCGACCAAGTATTCGCCGAGGCCACTAAGCTGGCCACTCTAAAAGTCCGAGTGGACCACGGAGCAGGGGTCATAGAGACAGCGGGTTTTGTTCGCGACTTTGTCCGCGAAGGCGACCGCAGAGTGCTCGGCACGCTCGAGTTTTACGACTCCTATGCGGGCGCAGATCTTTTGTGCGAAATCGCTCAGAAAAATCCGAGTCATCTCGGAATTAGCCTCGAATTCGGTGGCGCAGACGAAGAGGCAAATGACGTGGTTCTAGCTCGTTGCGGAGAGGGAAAATTGTTTGCCGCCGCCATCGTTAGCGACCCCGCAGCAAATAAATCTTTATTTTCCGCTTTACTTCCGGATGTTAAGTCCCTAACCGCTATTACACCACCCAATTTTATGCCTACCGAAACCACAACTACTGAACAGCCAAAATCCGGAGCCGTCGCCGATGTGTCGGCTCTTACTACCCAGCTCACCTCCGTTATGGAGAAGCTTCTTAGCATCGAAACCCGTTTGTCTGCTTGCGAGGGCATCCAGCCCGCCGACCAGAACAAGATGTCTGCCGACCAGAGCAAGATGTCGGACGACAATGCTAAGAAAATCGCGGAATATGCCGCCAAAGAAACCATCAAAATGTTTTCTGCGCAGTTCGGCGCGGTGACGCTGCCGGCAGCTGGCACCCCCGCCGCTTCTATTGCTAAAGAAGACCCCATCAAACTTTTCGCTGCCAAAGTCGACGAGCTGGCGGTCAAAGAGTTTTCTAACGACCGCGTCAGGGCCATGGCGGCTGCGATGCGTCGTTTCCCTTCGGAATACTCTGCCACCCGTCAGATCGCCACGAAATAACTTCAAACCCAACCAACCATGTCATCCCAACTCGACCAAGCATTTGGCTCTTACGCCAACGCCAACGCAGCGGTTATCCCCGCTTTCACGGCAGTGAAGATCACTGCTTCCGGTGTTGATCTCCCCACTAACGGCGGCACCGATTTCTTCGGTGTTACCCAAGAAGACGGGGCTATCGGCGCGAACTCCGTAGCTGTCAAACTCACTTCCGGTGACGGCACCTTCATGCTCATCCAAGCGGTGGCCACGGTTGCCGGCACCACTTACTCTCTCGACGCCTCCGGTCAGGTCGTCGCGATTGCGGCGTCTCCCCGAGACGTAGCCCGTGTCCGCGCCGTGCGCACTAACGCCACGGCCAGCTCGGTCAACGAATTCATCGTAGTCTAACCCTCCAACACCTAGCACACCATGCCATACACAAACAGCCAAGCCACACCCCGTGCGGACATCTACGCTCTGGTGATGGAGGCCAACATCGACTTCAACAAGCTGTTCATCGGTGACCAGCTTTTCCCCGTAAAGGGCGAAGATGCCAAGCGAGGCATCTACATGAAAGCCAAAAAGGGAAATGCGCAGCTCCTCAACGGAGATGCTCTCCCCCGCGCAGCCGGCAGCACCTACCAGCGTGTCAACCGCAAGTATGACACCGACACCTACGACACCGAGGAGTTCGGTCTCGAAGCCGTCATCGATGACGCTTACGAGTCCGAGGTTGAACGCTTCATGAACCTAGAGGCGACCGAGGCCAAGTTGCTTGAGCGTTCCCTTCGTATCTCCTACGAGGTTCGCGTCAAGAACAAAACCTTCGACACCGGTTCCTTCACGGCCACCGCCGCGACGGTCAACTACACTGCCGCCCTCATCAGCACGATCGACGTCGTCAACGATATCGATCTGGCCAAGGGTCGCATGCTCAAGCGTGGCGTCATTCCGAATGCCGCTGCTATGAGCTACGACGTGTTCCAGCGCATCCGCCGCTCGACCCTCCTGCAGAATCAAATCTTCGGCGTGGTTCCTCGCGCTGCCGGTCAGCGCACGCTGCCCGGAGTGCAGGATGTTGCTCAGGCTCTTGGCCTAGAGCAGCTCTTCATCGGCTCGGCTCCGGTTAATGCTAATCCTCAGGGAGCAGCGTTCTCTGGCTCGTTCATCTGGTCCCCCTCCTACATTTTCGTGGGTTGCGTGGCCAGTGGCGAATACGAAGCCGGTGGCGTGGGTCGCACGATCCAGTGGAGCAAAGACACTACGGGCCTCTTTACCCCAGAGACCTACCGCGACGACACCCGTCGTTCGAACATCCTCCGCGTTCGCCAGAACGTCTCGGAGAAGGTGATCGATGTTGAGGCTGGCGAGTTGATCACCACCAACTACGCTTAACAACTTCCCGTAGCGGGGAACATCGGGGACACCCCTGCCGAGCCGCAAGGTCGGCGGGGGTTTTCATATGGCGATTCCAACCCAACTTCAAGCCTTGGCCACGGATGCCGCAGCTCTTTGGAGCTACGAGTTTCGGGGGTATGTTCGGCAAGGAGGAGTCACCGTTCCTGCTTTGGTTACGGACTCGGCATCTACTGCTGTGGACGCTTACGGAGGAGCCGACCCCGTAGACGTTCAGCGGGTGATGTTGCTCGCGACAGATTGGGCTTTGCTCTCTCTAACAGAAGGCGATATCGCTTACACCTCTGTGAACGGAACGGTTCCTAAAGAACGCAAGAAGATCGTAGTTTCATTCATTGAGTCTCCCGATCAAGTATCCGTCGATTTACTTTTAAGAGCCGCATGACTATTATCCGAAAGACTGAAGAGGTTTTGCTGGCTGCTCTGACCAGCGTCGTCCCCGCAGGGTGGCAGGTCTTGGTATCGGACGAAGAAGACGAGAAATTGCCGCTCCCTTGCGTAGTTTTCAGAGTTACCGAATGCAACGAGATTCTCGGCCCGCAGTCCGGCGTTTACGACCTTTTAGTATCGGTCATGTTTCGGTCGCACCCAAAAGAAACCACTTCGGCGCAGCGAGCTAATGCGGTGACCCTAGTAGACTCTTGGGCACATAACAATCCCGCACCTATTTTATCCAGTGCGTCTAATTTCCATTGTTACGGCTTTACTCCCGTCTCGGGGGAGTTATCGGTAGACCCAGAGAGACGATCTTACGACTTTTCTACGATATGGCGGCTTTGGTGCATGCCATCAGACAACTAACCACTAATCCACCACACACATGCCCGCAATTACTATCGGAACCACAGGAGCCACTTGGGGGCTCACAACTGAAACCGGAGTGTTGATTCAACGCTCCTCTGCTAAGACCGCTCGGGAAAAGAATCCCGTGCGGAACCACGAAGGAGAGGTAAGTCTCGTTTCCTTCTACAACCCGACACAGACATATTCGATGGAAGGAATCACCACCGCATCGACCGGCGTCGCTGCAGCCTCTCCTGGTGTAGCCCTTACCATCGCCCAGACTTTCCCGAGCAACGGAGTTGCCGTTGGTCAGATCCTCACGGACGACGTAGAGGTTTCCAAGATTAACACCGAGTTCCAAAAGGTCTCCGTCAATGCTACCCGCTATCCGTTGATCACTTAATCTCTTCTCCCGAGCCCGCAGGGGAATCGCTGCGGGCATTACCAATATGAAATTACATCCTACATCAGACTTAAAACTAGCCATCATCCTCGCCACTCTCGGCATCCCGCTGCGTAGTTCGGATCCGATCACTTGCCATTACGGAGAGGCGGACAAAAAGACCTTCACCTTCTGGTTTGACGCAACGGAAGAGCATCACGAGAAGAAACTCGTCGAGTTGCTCCACGTGCACACCTCTCTTCTAGACAATCCACTAGGTAAAGATCTCGACCAAGAGCACCCTGCGCTTTATGTCCGAGCCGCGTTAGACAACCGAGAGTCTTTCTTACGCTGGATTAAAGAAGACGTCGCACCTATGCGCATTATCACCGAAGGAGAGCGCACCTTGCTAATCAGCGACAGGGCTTCTCCCCGCTTGCGAGCGTCGATGAAACGAGCCATGAAAGGCGATTTAAGCGTAGGAGGAGACAACTCGTGATATCTTCGTTCCAATTCAAAGGAAAAGACCTACATCCGTTCAGCGAGGGGCGTCGCTCGGTCGCTCAGGCACTAGGACTTCACGCTTTCCAAGGTAAGCCCCCGACCCTGTTCGACATGCACGCGATTATTTACCTGTGC